TTCAGAATTCAATGCGTACCCAATTTATGAATTGAGTATTCAAGATCAGACGAAGTTGCATTCGCTTGTTCAACAATCGTTCGCTGCCGGGAAAGCCGCGTATGAAATCTTGCAATTACAACGCCAGATTGCAGGAGGCAAGGCATGAAATACTTATCTCTATGCTCAGGCATTGAAGCGGCAACCGTTGCTTGGCATCCCCTTGGCTGGGAACCTGTTGGCTTCAGTGAGATTGAACCCTTCCCCAGCGCGGTTCTCGCGCATCATTACCCTCACGTTCCTAACTTCGGAGACATGACGCAACATGACCAGTGGAGCCTACAACCCGGATCAATTGACCTTCTCGTGGGCGGAACCCCCTGCCAATCCTTCAGCGTTGCGGGACTCCGGCAAGGACTTAACGACCCACGTGGAAACCTCATGCTTACTTACCTTGCAATCGCTGCACGTTTGCGACCTCGATGGATCGTTTGGGAAAACGTGCCGGGAGTTCTTAGTTCATCCGGAGGGAACGATTTCGCTTCCTTCCTTGGTGGGCTGGGGCAATTGGGGTATGGGTGGGCGTACCGCGTGTTGGACGCTCAATGGTGCAGAACACACGGGCATCCCCGTGCCGTCCCGCAGCGCCGGAGACGTGTCTTCGTTGTCGGACATCTTGGAAACCCAACCGCTGCCGCAACGGTATTGTTTAAGCAGCAAAGCGTGCTTAGGAATTCTAAAACGCGCGGAGCGGCGCGGGAAGAAATTGCCTCAGATGTTGAGGCGAGCGTTGGAGCAGGCTGCTGGTGGGATGGAGGAGACACCTCCGACACCCTAACTAAATGCGGGGCGAACGGGGCGCAGCGGATGCCAGACAAGGACAACTTTGGTGCGGTGTTGCAGCCACTTATTGAGCAAGTTAAATGGCCAGCAGATGTTGCTCCAACATTAAATCAATCCCGCATTGGAAGCGGTTCGCCGGGATACAGCAATCAAGAATTGTTTTCTCAAGGTGGCGGCGGTTTAATTCCAGTTGCAATACAAGGCAACCTTATTGGTCGCGACAAAGGTGGCCCAACAGGCGTAGGTGCAACTGCTGACAACGTGATGTACACAATGACTAAAGCGGATGTGCATGGGGTTGCTCACGCCATGACCGTGCGCCGCTTAACCCCACGCGAGTGCGAACGCCTGCAAGGATTTCCGGATGACTACACGCTGATTCCTTGGCGCAAGAAGGCGGCTGGCGATTGCCCAGATGGTTCCCGCTACAAGGCATTGGGTAACTCGATGGCTGTGAACTGCATGGAATGGATCGGGGAGCGCATTGCCGCCTTTGAGGGTGCGCTCCTTCGCACTGACTGTGATACGGAGGTGACCCTATGAGGCGCGTCAAGAACCCGAAGCGTAAGCCGTCCCCATCGCAACTGACCAGGCGCATGGTCGCTGTACCTGCTGCTACGTACGACCTGTTGCAGGCGTACCGAATGCAGTTGGCAATTCAACGCACTGGAACAGTCACCTTGCATGAAGCCTTGAACTACGCCATCATTACGAGTGGCGCAACTAACCTCGAACGGAGCGAAGCATGAAACTTGCAATAGTCCTATCAGCATTGATCACCTCGTCCGCATCAGCCGATGCCGTGTTCCGCATTGCGGACGGGCTGTGGGTGTGGAGCGGTGCGCTTGGCACTGGCATGGCGGCTGACCTTGGCGGCGGAACATGGGTGGGATCGGGGTGGGATGCCTTCCCCGGGGTCAGCCCACCGTGGAACCCTGTCGTATCCCAGACGGTGGTTCTCCCCGCTCCGGTCATCGTAGCCCCCGCGCCGGGGGTGGTGACCATCGGGATGCCGCCGCCGCCTGCGACCCGCACCCTGTACCTGAGTATCAACGGCGAGACAGTGCCGTTCGTCACGACCCAGTAAGATGGCAAAGCCATCACTCTCCACCCCGGTGGGCGCAAGCCCCCGGGGTGTTTTCGTTTTTGCTACTTGATGCGGTTGACTTCGATGCACACGCCGCAATCGGCAGGCTGGGCTACCCGGCGCGTGGAGAAGGTAATACTTCTGATCACCCTATCGTCATGCCACACCCCGGCATCGGTCAGCCCATCGATGAATGCTTTGGTTCGTGCGCCGATGTTGTCCGGATCGGGGAGCCGACCCCGACCGTGCCATATGACGGTCAGGGTGGCTCCCGCGATTGGCTCCCAGTGCGCAACCTTGCGCATCTCCACCCTCGCGAGCGTCTCCGCCACATAGCGGTCGTGTCGCGCAGCCTTGCTCCTCACACGCCAGTGAGATCGTGAGTTAGAACCGGGCATCAACGGTGGTGGGAGGAACAGTGCTAGCACCGAAGGAGTTCCGTTGTCTTGTCATCCCTCAGCCACCGCACAGTTTGTTCAACAGTCTGATTGATTTGTTCATCGTTCATGCCGCGCAGGTGATCGATACTCAGTGAGCGGGACTGTCCGTTACCACGAAGCAATATGTTTGTGCGGCGGCGATCCCATCCCTCGTCTTCATCAATGAGGATCTCCTCACCCATCATGCCGATGACGGCTAGGGATCCGGTCACCTTTTCGAGGACATCAACGATTGAGTATCGGGTGTCCTCATGGACATCAATGGTGGTACTCGCTGCCATAACGCACCTATCACTCATCATCCATTCCACTGTCAACGTCCACGATGGCATCGAATACCTCCAAGTTCTTTCGGGTTGGGCTGCACGGGGACACTCCATCCAGTGCGTTCATTCGCATCACAGACAGTTGCTTGAGCAGGCGCAATGCCTTGCGGGATTGCATCCCGCGTGGGGTATCGGCTGCTTGCCGGAGCGCGGACATCACTAGTGTGATGCACTCGTCCAGCGCGGCGGCTGCCCGGTGCGACTGGGATTCCCGCCGCTCACTAGCAATGCGCAGCCTGTGCTGCACGATTGCGTCATCGGTGTTGTTGGTCTTATATCGATTGGGCTTCTCCATTTGAATCACTGGTTACCTCCTTGCGGTGGTAGATAGATTCGAGTAGTGCTTTCGCTTCATCGTTCGCGGGTTCTTCAACGAACAGATAGCAAGCCAACATATATTCAACCTGTCCACGGGTGGTGCGTGATGACACACGCGCCCGTGATGCGACCATGTCGAGCAGTGTGTCATGCAGCCACACCGATCTCATGTTGTCATGGTTGTTGGTGGTCTTACGCTTACGTGGTTTCTTTGCTGTTGCCATTATCCTTCTCCTTCATAGAGAGCCTTTACGATTGCGCTCTTCAATTGTGTTGGGGTGAAACGTCTACCTCTGTCACCCAGTTCGCTTACCAACATGGTGTTGCGGCGGCACACGCGATCAAGTTCGTGTGATAGTTCTTGCCGCTGCTGCTTCAACGCCTTTATATCGGCAAGCAATTCGCAGTGTGCTCTGACCGCTTCGATTGCAAGATGCCATGTCATCGAATGTTCTTCGCTCAACAAGCGGTAGGCAACATTATCCAGTGGCACATGATGATCGCGCAGCAGTTCCCTTGCTTCGCTCCTTGCCTGCTTTATCTCTTCTGTCATTTGCTCAGTCCTTCCTTGAACTGTTCGTTGTTTGCATCAGCCTCAGCCTTCTCCATTGCATCCATCCTTCGGTTGTGATGGCAGTGCGAGCAGAGTTTATGGCTGGGTGTCTCATCATCGCAATCACAACTCTCATAGTCCCTTATCCGTGGCACTTGATACTCCTATCTGATTATGTTTCCTACCAGTTCTAATCTTGCAGACCATGCTTGCCGACACACCGACAGCAAGTGCGATAGCCCTACAAGATTCCTTGTTCGCCAACCGTGCGCGGATGTCGCGGACAACATCCGGGTGCAAGGCTCGATACCTCATGCCATTCCTCCGAACAACGTGCCGTCACCCTTAGTGACGTAGCAGAACACGCGCTGCGCCTTGCCTGCGCGACCAAGCCGGATCGCACCAGTGGGTGCAATCAGCCCTGCCTTATGCAGTTCGCTGACCCGCCGCCGTGCGCCGGGGTGCAGTTCCGCCGCCGTCTCTGCCTCGTCCGATGTCAAGCCGCCCTCACCCGCTGCTTGGAAGGCAGCGAGGAGAGC